TCTTGTTCAGGATCGCGTAGAGGATGCCCTTGTCCTCAGCCGCGCGCTTGTCTTCCTCGTTGACCTGATCGCCGGCAACCATAGCGAAGCAATCCTTCGCCTCGTCGCGCCATTCGCCCTGGTTGCTGGACTGGATAGCCTTGTCCCATGCATTGAGCTTGCGGATCAGGTCAGTCACTGAGCCACTCAACGCGAATGGCCCGCACTGCTGCGACCTGAACCAACTCAAACACAATGGCGCTTGCGCTTCCAGCGTTTAACTCCGCTTCAGCGCGCTTCTTCGCGTCATCTAGCGTCGTGTGAAAAGACGGCTTCCCCTTCGACGGATAGCACACGTACTTTTCTTCAGGGCCAATTATCTCAGACAACGCTGGTCGCGCTCCGCTTCACAGGCTTCTTGGGCGCAAGCTGCGTCTGCGGTTCTTCGTACGCAGTGCACATCAGGCCGAACGCGTCCGCGCCGTGGCTTGCCCAGTCATGCTCCGGGCCAAGGCCCACGTTTCGGTCATTGTCTCTCTTTTCGTGATACCAGCCGAGCGCCGCGCGCCCTGCTTCTGTTGTGTCTCGATTGAACCAGATGCGCGGAAACAGTCGCCGCGATGTGGCGATCCGCTGCATCACAGCGCCGGCGCCTTGGTTGCCGATCAGCTTTGTCTCGAAGCCCGCTTTCTTAAGCTGGGCTTCAAAGTCCATGCCCGTTGGGTTGTCCGCGTGCGTCTGCGCCGCATCGTGCGGCACCACCATCAAAGGCTTCTTCTCGTCTCGCCAGCCGCGCTCGCGGAACTCAGCGATGTAATAGGCCAGCACCTGACCCTGGCCCTCGAAATAATCGAGCACCCTGATCTCGCGCCCGACGAACTGGGCCACCCAGATCGCCATTGCGTCGGCTTTCTTGCCAGGACCGCCTATGTCCCAAAACGCCCGGACCTGTATCAGCGGCTCTAGCGGCACGTTGCTGATGCGCTTGGAACGCTCCGCATCGATCAAGGCTTGCGCGTAATACGCGCCCTTGAGAATTTGCACATAGCCGCCGTCCCATACGTGCGGGACAGACTCGGCGTCGTTTTTAAGATCGTCCTGGCGTTCTTCCTCAAGCTCCTGCGGGAACCAAGGATTGTCTCGCCAATTGGCTTGGACGCACACAACGCGCCCTGGCTCGTGCTTGTCTTTGCGAAAGAACTTGTCCACCGGGTCGCGCTCAAAGCGCGGGTTCCAGCTTGCCCAAATCTCAGACCCTGGCTTGCGGATCGTCGGGCGAAGCATCCGCCAGCTTGTTTCGCTAAGCGTCTGCGATTCCTCAACCCAAGCGCGGTCCATGCCTTCCAGCGACTTGATCGATTCCGCGGTGTGGTCCTGCATGCCTTGAAACAGGATGCTGCCGCCGCCTGGCGTTTTGATCTCCGCCGTCTGCACGTCGAACAGCGAGCCCACGCCCATCTGCTGGATCTTGTCTTCGATCAGCTTCTTGGCTGAGTCCTTAAGCGACTTCTGCACTTCACGAACGCAGACCGCGCGAAGGCCGGGGAAGCGTAGACACTCCTCCACCAATAACTCAGCGAAGAAGTGTGACTTTCCGCTACCGCGCCCGCCGTGAGCGCCCTTGTAGCGTGCTGGAGCTAGAAGCGGCTCGAATACGCCAGCTGTGTCTAGCTCAATTTCCTTTGACGATGCGGCGGACAATGCCCGCGAACTCCACCGGACCGCCGCCCGGGCCGCTTACCTCTTGCGGGAGCATGCGGCCCCAGAGTTTGTAGAACTCGGTCTCGTTCGCCTCAGCCCAGCGCTCTAGCGCATCGTCGCCGCCTCGACTGGCGTACACCGCTTGCAGTGCTTCCTTGACGCTGGCCGTTGTCTTGTTGACCGCGCCCTTTGGCCGGCCCTTTCCCCTATTTCCGCTCATTGGTCCGTAGATCCCCGTACTTTACGGGCTGGTTAAGGGCGCAGCATAACGCTCTGTAGCGCGCACTACATCGTCTTGAACGCGCGCTTCGCGTGCTGCCTCGAATGTTGGGATCAGCGTCATGTTGATGACAATGCTTGTGCCTACGGCCACGAGCGCGCCTACGATTGCGCCGCCTACTGTGACTCCAGACCAGAACTTGCCTGATCCGTGCTTGGCTTCTTCGCGTGACCAGCGTTCGTCTAGGCGTGCGATCTCTTCGAGGTGCGCGGCCTTGGTGGCGCTGAGGTCAGCTTCGTGCGCGGCTTCGAGCTTGTGGCGCTCTATTGTGAGGGCCGTGCGTTCTAGCTCCCGCCCCTGCTTTACAGCGTTTGCCTTTATGCCGGCTTCTCTGGCGCTTTGAGCGGCCTTTGCTGCAGCGAGGCGGTCGGCTTGGGCGTTGAGGGGCTGGGGTTCAGTCAAGGCTGCGTCGCCTCATTGAACGCTTGGTCAATGCCATTGGCGTAGAGCGGGCTTTGGTAATCCGTAGCGAACTCTACAGGCACAGCCGGCGCCGCCTCATCCGCTACCGGCGCTTCGCCTACCTGCAGAATGGCGTTGGCCATGTCCTGGGCAAGCTCGGCGCGTTCGGCGAGTAGTTCTTCAACGCGAGCGTCGGCGCGGACTACGGCTTGAACGGCGATAGTCACAAGGCGCTCTTGGTCTTCCAAAGCGCGCTTGCACTCGCTCTGCGCTTCCCGCGCAGCCTTAATCTCGCCGCTCAAGCTACCGGCTCGCTCGTGCATTTGGGTGCGTGTCAGGGTCATTTGTGAGGCTCCATCATGGCGCTCTCCATTGTTGCAGGGGTCCCAGCGGCTCACATGGAGGGAGCGCTGTGCGACGCTATCGGAACTGGCCGGGCGGAGGTTCTGCTAACCGGCCTTCGCGTGATGCATGTGGCGTCGGGCGCTTTGTGAGCCGCTGGAATCGAAACGCGCGCCGGCAGGGGGTTAATCCTGGGCGCGCGAAAAGCAGTTTGTCAGATTTGCCGCTGTTCGGGGCCATCGTCAACACCCCGCCAAGATTTTGCCCCACGATCGCAGTCGGCGTAGTAATCCGCCATCGACATGAGCACGAGACGGACGAACGGCTTAACCCGGCGCATGTCCGGTTCATGCTCACGCCCCACCCCCTTGGAGCGGGTCCAATTGAGAGCGATGGCCGCGTCTTGGAGCGTGTCGCCGCGAGCGATCCACTCGGCGCAATTGGGGCCTTCCTTGAACGCTGAGCGCTTGGAGACGCCCTGGCGCAGGCCGTTGAGGGCGTAGGCCGCGTGTGAGCGTCTAAGCTCGGATTGCTCCTTGCCGCTGGTCAACATGCCGGTGTCTGTGTCGCGATAGACCTGGAAGCCAACCACGACTGAGCCGTCACGCCCTGCCCATAGGTCACCCGTCTCGATCCGGGCGCGGAGCGCTGCGGCGTACTCCTGCTCGGTCAGTTCGGACTTGAGCGCCTGGGCGATCCACTTACGCCGGGGCTGGCGTGCGTCGGTCCCGTTGTAGCGCTCGGCTAGCTCTTGCTGGTCCTGCTCTTGGACTTGGCGTAGGAGTTTCGTGGTCATTTCAATGCCCCCGTAATCGCGTCAGGATGCCCGCTGGCGGGCGTTTGCTTGTCCAGTTCCTCAGCGAGCCATTTCCGGCCAACATCGCTCAGCGCGTAGCCTGAGCCCCATAGCGTCTTGATTGGGTCGCCTGGGCAGCCGTAGCGGCGCGCTTTCTTGCGGATCATGCAAACCCGGACCTTCACAAGGTTGTCGATGTCGGCATCGAGATTGCTGCGATCGTACTGGTAGGCGGCGATCAGGGCGGCGGTTGGCTGGAGCGGCCGGGCCAGCATGGCGGCGATCAGGGCGGCTTCGCACTTGGCGAACCCAAGCTTGATGATGCCCAGGAGCGCGTCTTGGCCGAGAATGCGGCCTAGCGTGTCGCGGGAGGCTTCAAGCTCGGCCTCCAGCGCTTCGATGCGGCGTTGGGCGGCGTAAAGCTGGCTACGCGGGACAAAGCCGCGCGGGCCGTCTTCTTCGGAGCGAAGGGCGGTCATGCGCGCACCTCGACCACCTCGACGCGGTGCAGCGCCTTCATGAGCTTGGCCTTGATTTTGAACTCGGCCGTGCGGACGCCTTTGACATCCTCGACTACCCACTCAGACTTGGCGCGGTCGAAATACCGGAAGTCGGCCACGTAGGTGGCGATGAGCTGTTCGCCGATCGCAAGCTTGAACCGGTACTGGCGTTCGAGATCGCTGATCTGGTTGGCGCGCTCGAGCAGCTTCAGCTCACCCCAGCGCTTGGCCTCGGCTTTCGAGTCAAACCGGATGCCGTCCACGATTGTGAACTGGTTTCCATATTTGCTGGGGCGCTTCATGGCGACACCCGAAAGCTCAGAGGAGAAAAAATGTTTTTCCCCGCGCTCTCGCAGCCGGCTGCGGTTGCGGTTGC